TTAGAGTTGCACCACTATCAACGATACCAGTTACTGACCCGAAGATCACGAACTGCTGTTGATTTGCAGGGTTTGAACCGTCCCAATATGCTGTAAGCACATCAAGGGCTAGTTCGTCTGAAGTGATGTCCACATTTGCAGTGCCGGTAGAGGCAGTTGCAGTATCGCGAAGCGCGAGGGCATCATCTACAGAGAATCGTACTGAAGAAGCTGGCATTTTGATTTTCTTATTCTAAAATTGCCGTTAAGGTGAGTGGGGGATTACTCCCCCATCCCTAATTACTTGGTTACGTCAGCGTTGGTGATACCCCACACGCGAGACGCAGCGCGTCCGTGCATGACAGCCAATGAAACGAGCCATTCTACGCGTGTGCGATAGACTGGACGATCATCAAGTTCACCAAGGTCCGTTACTTCCATAACACCGTTCTGGATGCCCTGAACACGATCTGTGCCCATGTTAACAACATACATTGATGTTGATACTGCACCACCGGCTGGACCAGCTTCATTGAAATCAATGATTTTTGCGCCTGTGTCGTCATAGTCAACCGCGATGTACGGAAGGCCATTATACAAAGGAACACGCTTGCCGAAATCGTCCATAGCGTAATCGATATCACCACCAACGCCCTGACGAGCAGCAGTGTTAAGTTTACGCCACATATCTTTCGAACCGATAATGTGTGTTGCACCATCAACTTCATCGATAGCTTTATCCAAAGCTTCCAATGACAACGGGCTGTTCGCGCTTGGTGCGGTCAAAAGAGCAGTGATCAACTGGTTACCAGTGATACGTGCACGAAGACCATCAAATTCACGCGGGTCAGTTGTGCTGTCGCCGTTGATGATTTTTCCAGTGATGTTAAGAGCAAGTGCCTTAACTTTCATTGCTTCCTGAGAAGAACGAACTTGCTCACCGCGAGTTTTGATCATAGCCTTATCGACGTCAAGATCACCACCTGCAATACGCAGAACTTCTGTTTCAGGATTGATAACACCCGTTGATTCTGTGTAGCTCTCGTTATAGCCACGGAATGCGACGCCCGGTAGGGTGCCTTCGCGGTTATAGCTCAACGAACCACCAAGAATATCTTCAAACGGCAAAGCCGCCAAAAGAGGTGAGTTTGCTGCGAACATTTCAATCACGGCTGATCGTTTTACATCACCGGAATTGAGCTTGCTTGCTTCCATTAGCGTAAGAGGCATAATTTGGTTCTCCTATTGTTCCTCAGTCGCTGGTGGGCTTTTTAAGCTCTTACCCCCGGTAAGGTTTAGGGTTATCCCTAGAATGAGGCACTGCCCACCAGACAATTGCCTCACCCGTAATATTCAAAGCAGCTAGGCTACTTTTCCCTTCAGTGCTTGGTTCGCGAACGCTAGGCGCTGTTGAGCCGGCAACTTCTGGAATTCTTCTTGGCTCATTCCGTTAGGGTATTTATTATTCCCATCAGAACCACCAGCACCGCCACCTGTGTTACCTTTGAAGAAGTGCGGAGCAGCTTTCTTCAGAGTGGTAACCCATTCATCGGCTGTCATTGGTGTAGCCCCGTCGGAGCCATACATAACGACATTTTCGTCTTTCATTGCCACCACTTCGCCTTTTTCATTCACTTTGAATGTTGAGCGAGCGCGGGACAAAATATCTGGAAGGGCGGATGGATTAACACCACTTTCTTCCTTCAACACGGCGTCGGTGATATGACGATCAACAACAGTGTTAGCGTATTTCTTTTTACCATCATGCACTTCGGCAGTGAGGGTCTTGTTCTTGTTTTCAGCTTCAATGAGTTGAGCTTCGAGTTGCTCTTTCATTTGCTTAACCCGGTTGTCCACTTCCTTCTCAATGTCGTCGCTCTTTTTGAGCTTTCCGTCACTGACTTGTTGGGCGGTCCTACGCAGGGCTTCTAATTCGGTCTTGAAGTTGTCGGCATCTTCGCCAATCAATCCAGACAATTGTGTGTTCGTGGCCTTCAGGGTGTCGCGTTCTTCAGCTAGTGCGATATTGTTATCGCGGAATTCATCGAGCTTCGCTTTTGGAACGACGTTGACTTCCCATTTGTCACCGTTTTGTTTAGCAGAGTCTTCCAGACCTTCTGGAATTTCGTCTTTCGACGCAAAAGTTAATACAGGCATATGTACCTCTCCGAGGTTTTAAGGTTTGCGAAAATTCACCGAATAACGCGGTGACGGGTTTGATAGAGCGTATTGTGTCAGACTGTTAAGCAAAATACAAGAAATTTACAAGTGGCTCAAAAAATAAGTTGTATTATTTTCGTCTTACGTCGTATATTAGAACAGAACTATTCTGCCTATGGGTCAGACCAAAGCGTATTTTTGGTAACCGCCGCTTGGGGTTTCCAGCGAAATTGTCTATGGCAAGTAACATATCATCGAGCGCATCACGCGCACCGAATAATCCTGCCTGTCGGGTTTGCCAAATTATTTTACATTCAGACTGTATCGAGAAACACACTTAGAGCTGTTAACTCTGTCTGTACCTGTGCTGATTTGGTTAGAATATCATCCATCGCTGTGACGATGGCTTGTAGTTTAGCTAAGAGTGTCATAACGCTTCCTTAGAGTTGTTCTATCTTTCTATTTTGAGTTAGTTATCATTCGAGATAAATGTTATCTCTCACTGATTCTTAATTGACCGCCAGTAATAATATCAATATTACCAGTGCCTTTTGTATTGGCAATCCGTAACTCAAGTCTGTCGCCACTTACGACTGAAGTGTAAGCCCCTACAGGTACACTTTCTGCCCTGTCTTGGGCTTGACCGCCATTCAACGTCGCAGTAAATGAAGGTGAAATAGCCGCCCAAGTTGTGGTTGCAGCGGTATATTTCCAAACCTGAATTGACATTGTGTCGTTTGTTGCACCAGAAAAATTTAGATTGCCGTCTATAATAAGTTCAATCTCTTGGTCGCTGATATATTCAACGGCGGTGGTGCCAGATGCCTGAAACCAAGTTAGGTCAGAAAGTACCCCAGTGCCAGTTAGTGGGTAGAATGTATCCACAACAGATATCACAATGGTTCCCGATGCTCCGATGGTCATTACCGCGCCGGGGTAGGTATTGGGCGTTCCCTGTGAGTTGCTGAAACGAGCTTTTACTGAAGTGGATGGCATATTTGGGAAAGCATTTAAGTTAGCTGGCATCCTTGTGCCGTTCATTATGAAACCAGCGTCTAGGTTAATGTTGCTAGGAGCGAAGTCACAGAACACACCCGGCGCTGTAAGCGCTAGACCATTGAAGTTAGACCTGCAACTGTTATTGATTAGCAATGCAGTTCCAGCTTTTAAGACAGCTCCCGTAAATGTAACACCCGCCAAAATCACAATTGAAGACTCTATTGTGATACCACCTACCATGGTTCCAGAAAAGGTAATCCCGTCAACACAGCGCAGTAACGCGGAACCTGTCATAAAGAATTGTCGATAAGCAGTTACCTCACCACAAGACGTGCAATTGGTGAAATTGCAGGATACTATATCAATCGCGTTAAAATTTCCTGCGTTGTCAATGTCAAAGACTTTAGAATTTGTGCCGGAGGTACTCATGTCAATGTTGTAAAGAACTAGGTCACCAGAATATCCACCACCGGGGCTGATGAACAATGAATAATTATCTTCAGTTGAAATTAATCTCGATATATTGAACCCGAAGCCGTCAATGGTTAATCCACCTTCTGGAACTATGATTTGGGTAGTCCCCATATCAATTTCCCCGTCGAGGAGATAAACCTTTGTGCTATCCAAAACTCCTGCAAGTTCAGAGGCGTTTGTAACCACGATCTCTGATCTATAGCTGCGCCCACTGCCCCCGCTGCCAACAAAAATCTGTGAACTGCTTAATCCCGGCATGATTATTTTCCTAAAAGCTTTATTCGCATATGATAACGCTATCGGGGATAAAAAACAAGTTGTTAATACAGTGGTTCAAATGGAAGCGCCACCGCAGATACCTTTTCAAGTAAACGGGTGGCGCTTATATCTATGTCAGGCTTTACTTAGTATGGTGATAAACCTCTCTAAGCGCATTCTCAATCCTGCTTTGACGCTAATCCTGTGAAACAGACTTCGCACTCTGGTGACCTGTGGTCTTCACACCAAGGAATAATCCACATATTATTTGGTCGGCATTAGTGGTTCGCAAGAGTAATTTACTATAAATATTTACCAAATGCAAATAAAAATAGCTGCTGGCTCATTTAATTCCAATTAAGCGACAAAGAGTTTTGCTTGGTACACCGATCGTAAAACCAGAAGGTGATGGTACACCCATCGTATTATACATACGCATGCCAACTGTTATACCGACTAACTCATTGTTATAATTGAAAATACCGCCACCGCTCATGCCCGGTCCCGCGCTTATGTCATAGATAACCGCTTCTTTCCAGCTAGTATCATACATGCTTGTGGGTTTTGATGCAACGTATCCGGTTGTTTCAATCACTTCCATTTCGTAAGGGTTACCGCGTGCAATAACTGGAAGACGTATTGGAGATTCAGCACAATCGATTGGAGCTGCTTTTATCTTAGGGTCTTTCACAAACAAGACACCAATGTCATAATCTGTGTTAGCCCAAAGCACTTCAGCTTCGTAGATGCGTCCGGTGGTCGTCTTGATGCGATAAGGTTTATTTTCTTTCCGCAAGACGTGCGCAGCCGTTACAAATCGACCGTTGCCGATATAAACAGCGGAACCGTGGTGGGCGTCTTGGTTAGCCAACACTTTAACTTGTGCTTCGTCAGAGAAGGCAGTCTTATTCGCAAATTTCGATTGAGTTGGTGGAGTGCTAATTCCCGCAAATATAATCACAACAGTGAGTAATACGCAGATAAAACCTATTCCGGCAAATATTCTTAACATCATAATCTTTCCTTTACCGACAGCTAGCTGATTGAACGCTAGCTTGCCGGTGTCTCGATGGTTTTTAGTTGACCTTTTATAGTGAAGGGGATTTTGTTCATACCTTCTAATTCGAAGGAGCCAATAATCCACGAACCATCACTTTGAAGCAACCAATTTCCCATGTAGTAGGCGTTGTTTACCCACCCACGGACAACCCGGAGGTATTCAGAATTAGCTGCGGCAGCGCTTGTATGCGTGCTTGGTCTGGTTAATGTGTCGTCCCCATGCAAGATCGTAATGAAAAGATTTACTTTCCCATCCATGATTGGAGCTTTTGGTGGGGAAGGTGCCATATTCAGTCAACACCGTCAGTTTTGTCTTTGATGAAACCGACAAGCTTACCAAAGTACACCAAAACAGGTGGCAGGAAGAAAGCGGCTGCAACGCCGGCTAGGAAGCCGACAATAAAAGAAAACATATCATGTCCTTTCTTGAGGTTTATTCAAAGTCTGTTCATCTTTTTGTATTTTGAACGTGTTTATTCCAAAAGTCAAACAAAAAAGAAAGGGGGCCGAAAATTAATTCGACCCCCGGTGCCGGGAGAAAGGAGTAAAACCCGGCGGTAGCTCTTTGTTAGATCACCAGACGATTGATATCGGCACGTGTGATACCAATGTCGCGTAGCTCGCGATCGGTCATGCCACGCAATTCAGCGCGAGCTTTGTTTCTTTTAGCACGTTTTCGAAGCATTGTAAACATTTTATTAAATTCCTATTGTTATTTATTGGCGGACTTCTGTTGCTAGGCGCCGCCGGACCCCACACAATTAAGCCGCTAGGCGAACTTGTGAAGGAGCAAAGTTATCGTTTGCAGTTACTCAATTTGGTCAGCCAACCACGGATTACACCCACAATACCTATCCACAACCTGTCGATTCCTAAGTCGCCCCCATCATAAGCACTCGAAAAGCTCCATCCATCCGGCACGGTATGCATTACGTGTTTGCCCGTACAGATTTCATAGCCTTGTCACTCGTCAGTTATTCGAGTGCTTGTGGTGGAGGCGCGGGGATTTGCACCCCGGTCCAGTTTTGTATCATTGCACGCAGTTAACGTGTAATGAGCGCAGGATAATCCTTTTTCATTTGTGTGTCAAGCAAAAAGTAATTGTCTTTCAGTCAAAGATGAAGAAAAAACTGGATACTTCCGTTTGACGTCCGCTGCCTGTGAAGGCATGTGTGCCGCCATAATAGAAATAGGTTTCAGCAAATCAGGATATGCACGCGGCTCGCCAAGTGTCTTGAACCCGAACAAGCGTTTGTAGAAAGACTGATGTTCTTTACGTACAGTCGCCAGCAGGTAAGCAGCTTTGTGATGTTCTGCTGCCATGAAGGCAATACGCATTGTGACATACGCCATTTCAGGATACTTCTCGGTGGTGGCGCGTGCGACAACTAGACGCGTAGGGTCAATAACTGTTTCACCACGATTAAGTATCGGTCTGATTATTTCTGGAAAGGCAGACATAGCAGGACCCAATGGTGTATCCGGGCTGATGATATGATATCTTATGGACGCCATCAAATTATCACCCATCCACAATCCGAATGCATGGCAGTTGGAAAGTTTATCATAGTGGTCCATGAACAGCTCTTTATCGTTTGGCTCAATCGTGTTTTCACGCACGTATGCGCGATAACGTTGGGCATAGATATCAAGCTGATCATCCATGGTCACTGCCTCTTCAAAATAGGTTATCTGAAGATAGTGATTTAGCTTGTCTTTGAACTCACTCATATTGAACTTCCTTGTGTGGTTCCAACACCACGTGCGTTACAACAGAACCATCAGTGTGTGTGATTTCATTTGTGATCGTATCAGCATCGATGATATTGTTGTATCCAAAAATTACCCACCCTTTACCAAGTACCATGCGGTGAAGCGCTGCAGCTCCATTGC